CCTACTTTGTCTTAGGATATGTGTACCCTGTAATCTCTTTGTATTCCTGCTCTGTCAACAGCCCTTTCTTTACCAAAATGATAATTCGGTCAATATTCCAGTATGTAGGATAATACTTTTTTGATAATTCTAATGCTTTGCTCATTCTATTCCCCTCCTTTACGCTTCTATGTCGTCAGCCATCAGCAGAAATGCAATATCCGCTGTGTTCTGCTTAATTTCCTTTTCCAGTTCGCCCAAGCGTGTCACCTCAACATCATACACACCGTTGGCATAAGACGATACATATTCGCCACTTTCATAGCCGTCGTATGTAGCTTTGAGGACAAACTCTGTCCCCTCTGTGACCTCTCCAGCCTCATCTGTGGTGTCTACTGTCTCATAATACTCAATAGCTTGTTTATTGTCCTTGAGCAATTTCAGCGTTGCCTCGTCGGTGTCCTTTTCCCTTGCTGATACCCTAAGCACTACTTTTCCAGAGGAATACTTAAAGGGATAACAATTTGTTACTTTGATTTCCGTTTCTCCAAATTTGATTTTTTTCTGCATTTTTATTTCATCCTTTCTTAATCTTTATTGATATTGACACACTGAAAATGTACATTGTACATATACTTCTTATATGATAGCGATAGCCTGACTGCTTTTACCTTCTTTTTTACATATTTTGAGGCATCTATAACAAATCGTTTGTACGATGAGCTACTTATCGTCACCGTGCCGACATCAACAAAATCACCATCTATCAAAAGACTTACTGTCACACTCATTGCATTTCCATAAATAGCAAGGGCATAAAACGACACATTTTTAACATTTGCGTAGGTTTCAAAGTTGTACTGATACCATATACCGTCTACATTTTCAATATCTACCCACCCACACCAGAATTTGCTGTCATATATGCCACCAAAATGCGTATAGGCTACATCCGTAAGACTGCTACCAATCCGACTATCATAAGTAACAGAGCCTCTTGGAGCTGTGTTAGAAGTCATAAGTGGGATTTCGGTTTCTGCTTTTCCATATACCTCCTCCCATTCATCGCCATTATGCCCGTAGCCCACCGTATCGCAATACGCACCGTCTTTATCGCTGTATGCCTTCGGAACTTCCTCCGGCTCCTGCCACGCACCTGTAGCACTATCATATATTAAAGCACTCAAGACACATCCTCCTCACTACTTGGTAGCTGTACCCACAGGGCGGTTTTATCCTCCGGCTCGTCTGTTTGGATAAGGACAGGTACGCCAAGACTTTTAATTGCCGCTGTAACCACTTTGTTTTGTACGGCATTCTCGCTGGTTTCGTTTAGTTCTGTGTCTAACTCTATCGTCAGGCTTTCAAACTCCTTTTTCAACTCCTCCAACTCGCCTATGGTAGCGTATGCCCCAGAATTGACCTCAAGGTTTACGCTATCCGTACTGCCTACCGCTGTATAGAGTTGGATGTAGGCTGCCGATACCGTCACATTGTTGTAAGGCGGCATATAGCAGTTGTTTGTCAACTCTATACACGCTGCATAAAGCACTTCAATACCATCCGGTCCCTTTGCATATAGTCCCAGAGTACGCATATAATACCCTGCGGTCAGTTCGGTGTTGGAAAATGCCGCCTCGATTTTGACAGAGGCATCATTGGTGCGTGTCACTTTGGACACTTCAACCTCCTGTTTGACTTCTCCTATGTCCGTCAAAGCCTCCAAGTTATCAACTTCATACTGGCTGTCAGAAGAGCAAACCTTAGTAAAAGTCACCGTTGCACTGTCTGATAGCATTTTAGCTATCAAATCCTGACCAGCCTTTGTTATCACTAACTTTGAATACTGTGCTATTGTTTCATTCCTTTCCTGTGAAATCATTCGTAACTGTAACCCAGTCCGTATGGCAGATACCTCCTGCCGCCTTTACGCTACCCTCAATGTCATACACCTCCCTAAAATCATTCGTAACTGTAACCCAGTCCGTATGGCAGATACCTCCTGCCACGAACACCTCACCCCTTGCAATGCAGGGGATGGTATTTTTTGCTTTTGTTACGATATTCAAAGGAACCATTGTATTGACAAGGTATTCCAGTTCTTCTATCTGTCCATACAGTTCAAGGGTTATATCAATATTCAGCGTGTAGCCTGTTTCAAAATCGTGTGTGACCGTAAAATCCGTATCACCACACAGCACCATCAACTTTTGTAGCAGCTTTTTCAGTGTATAAGGGATTTTGTTAAACCACTTACTGGCAACCCTTGACCTGCGGCTTTCCAGCGTGTCATCTGGCAAAGGATAAATCCCTAAAAGGCTTTCAAACCTTGATATGCCGTATTCATCTGCCGTAGTGATAAAGTGGTTATATAGTACCCTGTCAGTCGCATTCCAGATAATTTCAAACTCTGGATTTTCTGCCTCCAGTGCCTTTACCGGCTCCTTATACTCTTTCATAAAAGGGGGCAGGTATTCCGTAAGTTCTACCTCTCTTATCATTCAGACACACCCCCTAAGACCGGTATCTGATATTCTGACAAGGTAAGGTTTCCGCTGGTCCCATTGATTTCCGTATCAGATACATCTATTACACCAGTCACATTTAGGATTTTATTGTCAACTTGACTGATACGCACCACTGTATTATCTACATCTGCCCAGCTCTTTCTAAGCTCCAGCAGATAACCGCTGACTGCATTTTCTATGGCTGTCTTGGTATTTATCCAGTTGTAACCATCATCAAAGGTGACATTTGCTTTGACCTCTATCTTCACAGGCTCGGCACTCTTTACCGTTACAACGTGTCCAATCGGAGCAAGACCATAGCCCTCACCGGCTGTGTCCTGTGGATCCAGTTCTTCCTGTATCTTATTTAACAGCACGCTGGAGGCTTCCACAAAGTCAAGAGAATTTACTACCGTAACCAGTACCGTACCGCCTACGGTCAGTTTTTTCTCCAACGCTGCCCGGTAAATAGCTTTCAGCCACTTTGCCACATCTTCACTTAGTCCAGCAACGACTGACTGATACCATTCTGTCACCTGTTCGCCAGGTATCATATCAGCGGGCGTGATATCACCGTTCCAAACCCTTGTGACCTTTGCACTGCCCACGCCTTCCATTTTTCGCACAACCTCCAGATAAGCAGCACGATTGCCACCAAAGGCTTGCGCATCAAAGCTGTCAAAGTACCGTTGCCGGAAATCTTCTGTGTCTTCCTCATCCTCGCCTGGTATAAGGATTTCCGTAAGGCGTGCCGTTTCCAGACCGTCAATATAATCCAGTGGCAGCATTTCTCCCATATACTGGTTTCCCACTACACCCTCGGTTTCACACTGTACCTGGTACTGTCCTGGGGAAATCTGTTTCAGCACCGTATAGGTCATATCACCGATATTAAACCTCTGTCCGGTAACATCTACCGTGTCCGGCTCAAAAACACCTTTTAAGATTGCCTTTGTCGCCTCCTCCGGCACAAGTCCTCTATCCTTTGCCAAAAGGATTAAAAACTCCCTCGCAGCCGTATCTCCATAGGAGTTTTGTATCAGATACTCAAGTTCTATGTAAAGTATCTGTAGTTCTATCGCTGTGGCACTGTGGGTATCGTAAATCAAGGAGCTTGGTCTTGTGTCAAAATCCTCTGATACCCTTTCCAACATACGCTCCAGTATGTTGTCATAGGTTTCTTCTTCATACACTATATACTCACCGTCCTTTCTCCCTGAATTTCTCCGTAAATAGTCGTTACCGTAAAGGTGACGGAAACGGTACCCTTGTTTGTAAGGTCAAACTGAAAATCCGTTACACCGGTTATCCTGGTATCCTCCATCAAAGCCTCGGTCACTCTCCGTTCCAGTTCTGGGCAGACATAGGTCAAAGGCTCTCCGTATAGGTCAATCGTTTCTATGCCATAATCCCAAGGGTAGATAATGTATGCATACCGCTCGGTATTCAAGATACGGAAAACCGCCTGCTTCATAGCTTCCAGTTCATCAATAAAGCCTCGCACCGTACCCTCGTCAAAGTCCATCCTGTGTACTTGGCTGGCTTCTTCCTCGATTTCAAAATCCTCGTCCAGAAATCCCTCTGTAGCCGGTATCATAAAATCACCCCATTCTGTCAAGTACGACAAACTTTTGACCGCCTTGCTGCCTAAGTAAAAGCACGCTGTCACCGACAGTCAATCCATTGTGTACTTTCATTTTCTTTTTCCCTTTGATAGGACTTCCATCCTCTGTTTCCCACTCGACTGTGACCTGCTCCTCATAGTCAGTTACATTCCTTGTCAATATCAGCTGATTTGCACTCAATAACATCTTTTGCTCTGTGCTGATTTTCAGAGGACTTTTACTTGTAACCTTGCCAAAGCACACATTGACCGGCTTAGTTGCCTCTACCGCAGCTACCGCTGACTTTTTCAGTGTTTCCACAAATTCCGTTGTATCAAGCAACAAACTCACCTCCTCTGAGTGTTAAATCCATCCAATGCTCATTGTCCTTG